TCAGAACGCCAAATCAGCTCCCACCTCCAGGTACTCGATACCTTTCTCTGTGTGCCCGTCCTGATAGTGTTTGGTCATCTTCGCGTCCGCATGACCCATCAGCGCCTGGATGTATTCCTGCGGGAAACTCTGCTGCTCGTACAACCAGGCACCCAAAGCGCGGATCTCGTGAAAGGTGGGTCGTTCGGTAGTCGGAATATGGTCATACGCATGCGCCGCGTCCCTGGCCTTGCTGAACTCGTTGCTCAGATAGTTGGGAGTGACAGAGGTCCAGTGATCCTTGGCGGCTATCTGCTCACGCCTTCTTGCCTTGGGCCTGTAATGGATTAGGTAGGGCGAAGCCACAGGAGAGCGCATGCACTCGCTCACAACCTCTCGTAGAGCCTTGCCCATCTTGATCTGCAAGTGAACGGGGTTGTCATAGCCCTGGGTTTTGCCGGGCGACACCTTAATCGTGTTGTTTTCAAGGTCCACCGAAGACTTGAGCCACGAAACGATATCGTCACGCCGCTGCAGACTGGCCAGTGCCAGGCGTATGGCGCGTTTCAGCCAGATCGGCGTGGTGTCCGCGTCCACAATCGTCATCAGGCTCACCAGCGTGTGTCGCTGACGCTTCTTCTCGGCTTCCTTTTTGATCAGTGTCAGCTCGGCCACGTTGCGCTCAGCCAAGCCTTTGGCCACCGCGAAGGCAAAAACCTGGATCAACAAACCGCGGTGCTTGGTGTAAGCGTTGTTGCTGAAACCGTCCAGGTACTCCGCGATGCTAAGTACATCGAGCTGGCCGACCAACTGATCCCCCAAGTCCTGCCGGTAGCGCTCAAGCTTGAACTGGATTTCAACCAGAGTACGGGCGGCATAGCCGCGGTCTTTCAGCCATTCGGCCTCAAAGCGCTCGACCAGGTTGCGCATCGTGGGCAGGCGATCTCCTGTCAGGATCATGAGCAACTCACCGTCACCGGCCATCACAGGGGCCAGCTTTGCATTGGCTGCCCTGGCCAGCTTGATGGCGTCCTCCAGCGGGCGGTTGATGCTGGTCATCAGGCCGGTGATGGGGTTGCGGTACCGCCAGTATTTGCCGTTGGGGTAGAGGTTGGGGGGAAGTTTGCGGTTTTTGATTGTGCGAGGCCGAGAAGCCATTACCCAAGCTCCAGCATTTGAGCGAGCAGCGGATCGCTCGACCCCATAATTGCGGCCTGCAGGTCTACGAAATACATCCCGCCTTTTACCTCTCCCAACACTTCGCCTTCCTCTATCCATTTTTTGAGTTGTTGCAGGCTAGGCTTGCCGCCTGCGTAGCGCAGCTTTCTGAATTCACTGGCCTCCATTAAGCGTGGGAGGCGGGCAGTGATCTGGGCAATGATCTTTGCCATGTTGATTCCATTCTCTGGGGGGAGTTTATGAAGTGAGTGGATTCTTTCGGAAAGCCCAGTCGTGGCCGCACTGACGACAGCGGCCGAGTAGGCGCCCTGTTGCTTTAAGTTTATCCGTAGAGCTGACGGTGCTGATCTTGCCGGCAAGCACCTCGTAGCTGACTAAGTTGATGAATTCTTCGTTAATCTGAAAGTACCGCCCGCCGCAACGGGTGCATCGGGCGTCGATACGTTCGCCAATATTTTTTGTAAGCATAGAGATGGCTCCATATCGCCCACAGGCGGCAGTGCCTGGTGGAGTTGGCTAAATATCTTGTCATTTGTTCGAGGGTTTCTCGGATGTAAAAGTTAAAGCTCTGTAGCGTGTGTTGCGGATTATTTGGCCGTGCACTGGGAAAGGAAGTTTGGTTTGATATGTTTTTAAAATGGTTTTTGGTTGTTTTGGGTTGCGTGAAAAATAAAAGCACAAAGTGTGCTAGGTTTTTTGGTGGTGTGAATTATAAAGTTAAAGAAAACCCAGAGTGTCTGGGTTTTCTTGGGAGCGTGCTATTTACTTGATGGGGTGTTTTTTCTTGGTAATGAATGCTGGCTCTTTCCAGTTAGGCCCTTTTCTGTAGCCTCCGTCTGCATGCTCAATCAAGCCTTCCAGCGTCATGGCCTCAACGAGCTTTAAGAGTTCAACATTGTTAGAGATATTTGCCCAGTTATTTCTGCTGTAAAGTCTATCCAGAGCAGGGTATGAGATAATTTTTTCATTTCTAGTGGCGAAAAGAATAACGTCTCGTGGGCTTTCTGCAATAACTACTTCATTAATGTCGTTCATTTTATTCTCCGTATACTTGTTTATTTTCAGCAGTTATTGCATCTGGTGTATAGAATAAATCAGAAGAATCTTTGAGTTTGAAGTCTTCTAGAGTTGCAGAGTGAGCGTTATTCCATACGTTTCCTTCAATGCCGTCGGCAACCCCAAGAGACCTGTATCGCTCAAGCTCCCTCAGTTCGTGCGTGTAAAAGCGTTTGTCGACGTCAGTGATAGCAATTTCGCCTTTTAGGATTTTTCCGAGACGCTCAATCATGATTTTATTAGCATCTGAGGGGGCGAATCGCCCCGTATGCAGTTTTACCAGATTTATGCCGGTTTTTGTGACCGAAGCTTTCTTCCAGTCGAGATTTTGGGTTGGGCCACCAGCTTTGTCAGGGTTGTACATGCGTCCGCTGTGCTGGCCTTTGGTGGTTGCACCATCATAGGGGGAGCTAAACACTGCATAAATAGGCTGCAGTCCAGAGTCGACTGGGAAGCAATAAATACAATCTTGAAGATCCAATTGGTCGACAGCTGGCAAGGCTTGAGCTTTTACCTCAATTGGAGTCAGCGTCAAGCCGGTGTAAACGGGGACATCAATGGGGGTTATAGGCGTTGTTGAGGAGCTGTTGCTTGGCGAGGCAATAGGGAATACTAAGATGCGTGGTGGGGTACTCGTCGTGGTGAAGGTGTAAGCATTTAGCGCCCTGTCGAGCGTCAGAAGTCTTACAGGGACATTTGGCGATACTCCGCCACTGGCTTGTGTAGCAATGACCGAATACTTTGTAGAATCTCCGTAAATTCGATACGGAACTTTCACAGTTCCCTTTGCCAATGCGACCTTTAACCATTTTGCAGCAAGATTTTTAGTCGGATGATTGACAAGAATGCTTGCGGGGAGTGTCAGAGTAGTTTTTGCGCGGTCTGGTGGGTAAAGATCGCTATTACCAAGGTTGGATGGCCAAAACAATGTGGCAAACGGAATCCATCGACTCGCTACACTTGCAGTGGTTTCCAAGGTCGCAGCGCGCTTCAGTGATTCAAATAATGCTACAGCGGCTTTCAAGACTGCATCCAGTGTCAGCGTCGAGCCTGGTGATAGAGCAACAGATCCCGCCATTGCACTCAGTTGAGCGGCTCCGGTCGCTGTAATAGTGGAGGTATTAAGCAAAAGTGATAGTGCTGTGGATTTAGCTTCAAGTTGATCAATAAGTTGAGCAATGATTTTGGCGTTCTTAGCCGCTCTGTAAGAAGATTCGTAGCTATTTAGTATTTCATTGGTGCGTACAGGGAACTCACGAATAACAAGCCCCATAGATTTAATACCAATATCTGACCGTTGCGACTTGGAAAGTACCAGGGGGTCTCCCCCAGAGAAAGTGTTAGCGATTCTGATGGTGGCTTCGAGGTTCTGTTTTCGCGAACTGATGAGATTTTCGATAATCGTTTTATTGCCTGCAAGGCTTTGTGGGGTTTTGGTGTTGCTGGTACCTGCCGCAGCGAGATCTTGCTTAACCAGAGTATTCAGTGGGGTAGTGGATTTTGCATAAATTGCTTCAACATGATCTTGTACTAGTTGGAGTTGCTGAATTATGCGCCCGCGCAGATAATGTAGGTTCAGCCCTGCTGTCATCTGACTAAGTTCGGTTTGGCTCATGCCTCTCCATTCGCTACCAAAGTTGCTTGTGGTTCCTATATTTCCTCTTCCTTTCATACTCATGCTTGTGCCGCCTGCCATTCCATCCATACCAACGGGTGGTTCATTAGCAACAATATGAAGTGCAGCAATTTCCATAATGGATTCCTATAAGAAAGGGGGTTACTTTGTTTTTTGGGTCTTGTAAGGATTGATGCTTTTTTTTGAATTTGTTGTTCGTGTGTCCTTATATTGCGGTTCCTACGTTTGGGAGGTCGCTGCATGAATTGTGTATCGATGCATATTCGATATGTTGTAGTTAGGATTGGGTGCGGCGAAAGTTATGTTTTACGGATCTGTTAATTCGACTTATCTGTGAACACCATAAAATATGATGACGGTCATTATTGTTTCGATGCGTAATGCCCAAATGCGAAGTTGTTTCCCCCGCTTGGCTTGACGATAAAGCGAGGTGCCAAGGCGGGTGGGGGGGTAGCTTTTGATAGAGCTCGGCAGTGGCCTGCCGTGTGCGTTCGCGCAACCCCTCAAGAATTGCGCGGCGCTATGCATTGTCGATCCTCGGCAGAGTTGCGGTCATTCGTCAGTACTCAGGCATTGCGCTGACACCTATGGGGGCGCGATGGAGTGCTAAGGAATAAACGCAAGACTTATTAAAAAGCTAAGTCGGAACTAGGCTGTGTTGCACTCTTGAAACGCCATCGTATGTAAGAGCCTGGCTTTTTGGGCGTGTCAGCCACGGTTTATTAGTGCATGGCTGGATCCTTCGTGTGTTAGTCGCAGGGATAGTGGGGGTGATGCAGGTGTCCAGTCTCTGTTGAGTTGGCGTCCGCATCGGTCTGTACTCAGGCTGGTAAGTGCCTAAGATCAGACCGATACGGCCTGGTGCTGGGGAGTACCAGGTGCTCGGGCAGTTAGCGACAGGCTGTCGTGGCGCTGGTTGGATAGAGTTAAACGACCAGGTCAAACGAGTCGGCGCGTCGTACAAGTCGCAACTCGGAGCCGCGACGTTCAGAAGGTCTGCGATCCCGTCGAGCCATTCCGTTGTCAGCTAGGCCTTGCATCGTCATCACTGCAACGAGCAGCAGGCAGAGCGGGGTGATGATTTGTCGTCGCATCGCTTCGGCCACCATCGCGCCTTGGCGGTGAACCCCGAGCTTGAACATGGCGCAGGCCAGTCGCTTGACCACCGTACCCGGCGCAATGTCGAACGCCCTGGCGATCTCTTTTGCTGTTAGTCCTTGGGCAACTGAAAGCACGAACTGCAGTTCCCGCGGCGCAAGGCCTCGGCCAAGGTGGCCTTTCCATGCACCATCTACGATTGTCGATTCCATGATGTCTACTCGGTTGTTTTCCCGATGCACCCGGCAAGCCAGGTGCAACAGTGAAAGTGTCCGTGAAGCGAACAGGCTCGCTAATGGCGAAAGCCTGGGGTTCTTGCTCACCGTCTTACCGAGGCTGATACGGCGACACTCAGGGAGGCTCCAGCCTATGAGTGCGCTAACGGCCTTTCCCGTCCGGCGTTTTGTAGCTGTTGGTTGTTAAAGAGCGTTCCGGTTACCCGAGTCCTGTTGAGGGGGCTATCGAGCCTGTTTGGCTGCTCGATGAGGCGAAGATAAGCCAATGCCTATTTTATGTAAATAGGCATTGGCTAATTCTTTTCCTGTGGACGTGAAAAAGCCCGCAGAGGCGGGCTTCGGTTTGTTGCTGGAAACAGGCGCTCGGTTGGCTGGTTTGCCCAGCCAGGCGGGCTTCAGCCGTACAGCTTGGCTGTCGACTTCAAGGCGTCGGTATGCAGAAAAATATCGTCCAAAGTTTCAATCGGGTGCCGAGTTTCTTTTTTATCAGCATCGAAAAGGCCGAGGTATTTTTGCGCACGGTTGAAGTGGAGGCGGGCGAGGGGCTTTCTGTTGTTGTCATCAAGAAGAATGCCGAAATAACTCTGGGTGTCACGAGCAACGATGCGCTTGGCATCAACCTCGGTACGCACAATCGCTTTGACGATGTTGTAGCCTTCGGTTTCTTCTTCAGTCGTAACAATCAGATCTTTCTCTTCATCTGCCGGGAGTTCAACTTCTGGTGTAAGAGAGGGAGTCACGGGCTGACTTGAAAACACTGGCTGGGTGTTACCACTGATAGCGGATTTGAGGCGTTCGTTAATTTGGTCACCCAGAAATTGCGCTGTGGCCTTTCTGGTCAGGTGGCCGAACTGCTCACGGACTTTTTGAGTAATGACGCCATCGTAAATCCGCGAGGCGAAAAGCCTTACGAAATCATCGTCAGGCTCTTTGAATTGAGCTGCCAGGATACGTTTGATCTGGCCGACATATTTGAGCTCCCCTGCGGCGCTGATTATGGAGTCCACATCAAACGCCGATTTTGTCAGCTTTTGCAGCTCAGGGATGGCGTGCTCGTCGATGTTCAGGAGGTCGAGCTCTAGAAAGGGTTTTTCGTCCATTTTGTTCGGGGCGTCCAGGTCGGTGAAGAACTTGTAGACCTGGCCGTTTGTAAGAATGGAAATCCGTGCGCTTGTGACATGGAAGTAGCGGAAGAGCTGGCCTGCATGGTTAATGTTCAGCGGCTCGCCGATTTTCTTGCTTTCAATAAGGATCTGAATGGCGCCATCTTTCATAATGGCGTAATCAACCTTTTCACCTTTTTTCGTCCCTATGTCGGATGTGTACTCAGGTACTACTTCAAGCGGGTTGAAAACGTCATAACCCAGAATGGACTGAATGAAGGGCATGATAAAAGCATTTTTAGTTGCTTCTTCAGTTTGAATGGCTGCGCTCTGTTGTCTAATTTTTGCCGCTAATCCTGCGAGCTTTTCTTCAAATTCCATGATTCCCTCCCCAGGGAAAAATTTTCTACAGTTTGCGAGCATTCCATGCGAGAAGAACCCTTGCTTGGATATGGACGCGTTCGAGTTGAGCGCCTTCAATCACTATTGCCGGATAAATCGGGTTGTCAGAAATCATTCTCAGCGAGCCGCCGGTCATTCGCTGCAGTCGCTTGATGAATAGGTCGCCATCCAGGGTGAAGACGTAAATCGCGTCGGTACGAACATCTGTGATGCCGCGATCTACAAGTAAAGCATCCCCGTTGCGAAAGGTGCCTTCCATGCTGTCGCCGTCACCATCGATGATGGCGAGGTTTTCAAATTTAGAGAAGTTAAGGCCCTGACTCTTCAGCCAGTCAACGTGGACGGTGATGTCCCGGATAACTTCAATATTATGTTCAGGTGGTGCGCAGCCTGGCCCCATTGATGCAGCAACGTCGAAGTGGGGAATGGTGACGAAACTGATATCGGTGCTTTTTCTGCGGGAGCTGATAGGGATTACGTTGCTTTCCTTTTCGTCCCTGATGACATTGCTGTCAGCCGGGTTCGATATGGATAGAAACTCGGTCACACGATCGCTCAGGCCCCAGTGAGATGGCTTGGCCACATCTGAAAAGTAGTCCATGAGCTGCATGAGCTTGGACTTGTCTATTCGCCCCGTCTTCACCCAGCCCTGGACAGACGGAGGCGCCACGCCGAAATCTTCGGCGAGCTTCTTTTTTGAAACACCTTTGGCGAGTCGAGCTTGCTCGATGGCAGCGCCTAATTCTTTACCTGTAAGCATTGCCTAATTAAGCCTATCCGTAGGTTGAGTAGGCAATAGCTTGTTAGGGATTAGCTAATGCCTTATATTTGGCCGGTGATCTAACGGAGAACATCCATGACACCAGCACAAGCAGCTCGGGAGGCGGCCCGCATCGTAGGGAGTCAGACCGATCTGGCAAAGCGCCTTGCCGTCTCAGCTCCGACTGTCAGTCAGTGGTGCTCTGGCGACCGGCCAATTCCCCCACCAAGAGCTCTGCAAATCGAAGCTTTGACAAAAGGCCAAGTGAAACGCGTTGACCTTTGCCCATCGTTTCCCTGGTCCGAGATGGTCGCGTAGTCCAGAGATTCGATTGTCAGGCCATTTGGCTCAAGGGAACAGCACCTCGGATTAGCTGTTAATCCATCCAGTTACCAAATCGCAGACAAAAAAAAGCCGGTGGATAGACCGGCTTCTTCACAACTTCTTTCAGGGGCCATTATGTGCACCATTTGTTCATCACGCAACACTGCTGACGTGATACCTCGCCTTGCACCATTACTCGCTACGACCCCGGCACAGGAGGCCGTGTAATGGCCCGCATACGCACGATCAAACCCGAGTTCTGGACCAGTGAACAAGTCATGGAATGCAGCCCTTTGGCGCGCCTGTTGTTTATCGGTGTGTGGAATTTCTGCGACGACGCAGGCAACCATCCCATGTCTTCCAAAACCCTGAAGGCACTGGTGTTCCCAGGCGACGACATCACCTCGGCGAAAGTCGGTGAACTGCTCGCCGAGCTTTCAACAAATGGGCTTATCGACCTCTACGTGGTGTCGGGTAAAGAGTACCTGCACGTCAACGGCTGGAAACATCAGAAGATCGATAGACCCACGATTAAGCACCCTGCATTTCGACTGACTATCGACGCTGACTCGGAGAGTGCTCGACGAGCCCTCGCCGAGGAGCCGACAGAGCCTAGACGAGCCCTCACCCCCGGAAGGGAAGGGGAATCTAAGGGAGAAAACCCACCCAATGCGCACGAGACGTTCGACTCACGCGAAATGGTCGCCATGACCCTGGACTGGTTGCCCGATCCAGAAACCCTAAAAACCTATGCCGTTCACGTTGGCCTGTCTGGCGCTCTGTTCACTCCAGCGGTGATTGCGTTATTCACCTGCCACTACGAGTCGAAGGGCGTGATCAACACCCAGGCCGAGTGGGTGAGCATGCTGGTCAAGTGGGTGCAGCGTGATCAGATCAAGACCGCCGGAACCAACGTCAGCCGCTTCCCGGGCAGGCCCCGAGCTGACGAACCCTTTGACGACGAAGATACCGACTGGCTGCATCAGGAGGCCACCCAATGAACCAAGTTTCAGTAATCGCCACCGGCCTGTGGGCCAAGGTGCAGACAGGCCAATTTATCGCTGCCGGAGAAAGTGAACACATTCAGCCCGCCGCAGAACTGTCCCAGGCCACGGCCAAGGTCATCAATGGGCTGTTCCGCGAACTGCGTTCGATCTTCCCCGCGTGGAAGCAGGCATGGCCGGATATGGCGACCTACAAAGCGGCCAAGCAACAGTGGATGCGCGGCTTTCTCGAAGCTGGGATCTGCAGCACCGAGCAACTGCGCTTCGGCCTGATGCGGGCCCGCCAAGCAGCCAAGGACTTTGTGCCGAACGTGGGTGTGTTTATCGGTTGGTGCACACCGACAGCGGAAATGCTCGGCCTGCCGAGGTTGGCTGCGGCTCACCGCGAAGCTTGCCGTAACGCGCATCCGTCGATGGCCGGCCAGGCCAAGTGGACCCATGACGCGGTGTGGCACACGGCCAAAGAGTGCGGGTTTGAAAACCTCAACCGGCTGTCCCACGACCTGAGCATCAAGCTGTTTGAGCGTAATTATACGATCACTGTGCGCCGAATTCTGGCGGGCCTGCCGTTGCAGAAAATGCCGCTGGCTTTGCCGCCACGGACCATCGAGCGCAGCGCGCCAGAAGTGGGCAACAAGGCTCTGGCCGCGCTGCGGGCCATGCGTTCGGGAGGTGCTGCGCATGCCTAATCCTCATCTGGCCCCGGTTGAGCCGAGCGCCTACCGTTGGGCCGTTCACTGCTGCTCCTACAAGCTCGACTTGAGCCATAAGCCCGACCGGGCTGTGGCCTTGTTTGAACATGAAAGCGCGGCAAAGCATTTCGGCGGATTGATGTGGCCCAGCACCTTTGAAGTGGTGGACCTGCAATCACCTGTGGGAGCGGGGCAATGAACACGAAAATCAAAACCCTCACCGTGAAGCTGTCTGATGCGGAGATTGGGCGCAATGCCAAGCTTGAGCATGTGCGCGACCTGCGTGATGCCGGTCACCCGGCGTTGCACTTTCGCTTCTTCAAGAATCGCAGCCGGGGCTCCTGGTACTTGGTCAATAAGCGCCGCTGGCATCGCATCGGAGTCTATCCGGCTTTGAGCGCCAAACAGGTGTTGGCTGAGTTGCCAGCCGTGCGACTGCGTGTCTCTGCTGATGCGAGCTCAACGATTTCTCAGTGGGCGACCACCGGCGAACTGCTCGGCTGGTACGCCGATCGCATGGCCCGTGACCGCAGTCTGTCGGCCAAGCGCAAGAACACCGGCGCCTCTGCCATGAAGTGCCACCTGCTGCCGCGCCTGGGTGGCTTGCCGCTGGTGGAGGTCAACAAGGCCACGCTTGATACCTTGTTCATGTGGCCGCTGCAGGAAGTCCTTTCCATCGACTACGTGCGTCTGGCGTTCCAGTTGCTGGCCCTGGCATTCCGTCAGGCGTTGAAACTGGGCCTGATCTCGTCCAACCCGATGGCGGGTATCAAGTTCAGCGATTTCTCCAAAGCCAAGGTCAGCATCAAACCCTCCCGGTTGCGGGGCGTACAGTTGCAGGATCTGCTGACCGAACTGACCCCGGTCATGGCGAATGAACCCGCTGACGCCATGCTGGCCCTGATGATGTTGTGCCACGGCACGCGGATAGGGGAGACGCGTCAGGCGCGCTGGTTGCATATCAGTCTGGCTGAGCGTGAGTGGTTTATTCCTGCGGAGCACACCAAGACCGGCGTGGAGCATCACCTGCCGCTGACCGACCAGGTGCGCACTCTGCTGATCCAGTACCGCGAAACACAAACCGCCCGAGGCTATAACGGCCAGTACCTGTTCCCGGCTCGCAATGGCAAGGCGTTGAGCGAAGGGCTGGCCAGTGCGGTTTTCACCCGGCTGGGGAAGGGCGAGTGGACCAGTCACGACCTGCGCAAGGTAGCCCGCACCGGCTGGGCAGACTTGGGCATCGACCACCTGATCGGTGAGTTACTGATCAACCATGCCATGGGTCACAACGTGAAGGTGTACATCCAGTCGGACGTGATGGGCCGCAAGCGTGATGCGCTGGAGAAGTGGCACGACCATCTAGACCAGAAGGGTTTCAGCCTGATCCACGGGCAGACAGGCGTTAGATTCGGAGAATCCGGTAATACGCTGGTGGCCGCTAACGGCAAGGCGTGCAGCGCTATTAAGAAAACAACCATAGGCGAGGATTAAAAATGATGATTCGAAAAACGCTGCACCGACCTTTGGGTGATACCGAACACATGCTTGAGCAATGGGGCTGGTGGCGAATGGACGGGATGGGGATTCCCAGTTATGCCTCGCCAATGCTGGCCCTGATGCGAGATGCGCTGCCTTCCAGCACGAAGTCCTACACCATCACTGATGAACTGGCCTGCGCCGTTGACGGGGCGTTGGCCAGGCTGTGCAAGCGTGACCAGCAGATGGGCGACATGGTGTGGCTTTACTACGGATCCAAGTGGCCGGCAGTGCGGGTAGGTCGCCACTTCAAGGTGAGCGAAATGAAGGCGCGAGAGTTGATCAAGGCGGGCGTAGCCTGGATCGATTGCGTTCTGGAGACCCTGCGTGAAGCTGCGTAAAAAGAGTTGTCCATATGGAATAGCTCTGTTTTCATAGCACTGTGTTTAGCTGTTACAGCGGGACACCACAGAGAAAGCCCGACCATTGAGTCGGGTTTTTTATTGTTGCAATGATAGCTATAAGCCATTGCCATGCTGTAAATTCGCCCGGAATATTTAACGGAGTTCCCCGGTGACGGACCAGCTAACCCTCGATCTTCCAATCTCTTTCTACTTTGAATCACAAGAACCGATTCCTATTGATGAGATAGTCGCCTCGCTTCTTGGGCTACAGAAGCTAGCCTCAAAAGTGCCTATGCTAGTGGGCAATCTCTGTCATGCGGAACACGGGATTGATCTCGATAGTCTGAAGGTCTCGAAGATCGAGTCGGGCAGCTTGCTTGAAGTCTTGGTGTTGACGCTGCTGTTCAGTTCTGCGGTCGACAAAGAAAGATGTATCCGGTGGCTCAACGAGACGAAAATGGGAAAATATGCGAAGTATGGCCTAGGAGGCCTTTTACTCTTGCTGCTTGCCAGTGAGTCAATCACCCTTTACGACTCATTTAAGGGCAAGGGCGGCACAGGGGAGACCCCTAGCATCCAAGCGAACAACAATATTCTTATCAATATTGGTAGCGAGGCTACTGGTGCTAGTACTGATGAGCTGCGAACAGCCATTGATGGTGCCTTGACTGGCGATCGTAAAAAAATGGTAAGGGCAGCATTAGATTTTGTTCGACCTGCATCCGGTGAAGGCCGTGGTGGCTTGCACGCTGGGGAAGAGGCAACGGGAATTGCATTCTCCCACCAAGCGGCCACTGATGCTCCAGCAACTCCTGATTTTCGGGTTAAAGATACTGAGGTTGCTTACCCTAGTACCAAGCTTGAGATTAGAGCCCTAGATCGTGACAAAGTAGATAGTGGGTGGCGTGGTGCACTCCCTCAGCTTACGGGCGAGAAAAGGCTTCCCCTCTACTTTGCAGATGGTGTGGATATCACTAAAGCGGTGACTCAGGAGTCCGTTCAGGCTGATGTCCAGGTATTGATGTCTACGGATTTCAACCGTGGAGTTCTTGTGCCAAAAAGTATTACAGTCACGAAAATTTATTGATTTAAATTTTCCATTTGAGCCCGCCTAGTGCGGGCTTTTTCGTTTTCGGCCCCGCCACACCCATCGCCTCAAGCTGGGAGTGCTGTCGGGGCCGAACCCATTCTGCTCCCAGCTCGGGAGGACACCGGATGCCTCATATGCCTGATAAGCCAGACACCTGGGTGATAGCGCTCGCGTGGCTGAGTCAGCACTCGCCGACGATCTATGCCGCCACGCTGTCCTTTGTAATGGCGGCGCTGCGGATCATCTACGGCGGCGGTACTCGGCGTCAGGCGCTGCTCGAAGCAACCATCTGCATGTTGCTCACCACCAGCCTGATTGCGGTGCTTGAGTACTTCGGTCTGCCTTCCAGCCTGGCGACACCGGCAGGCATCTGGATTGGTTTCTTGGGTGTGAAGAAGATTGCCGATATGGCTGACCGCTTCGCTGATTTCAAGCTGCCCCGAAGGTCAGACTGATGGCAAGCCCCTTTGAAATTTCAGTCCACGCAAACGTCAAAGAGATTTCGCGATCCCTTTCTCGACTGGCCCACTCGCAGATCAACTTTGCGACTGCTCAGGCGCTGACTTCGTTGGCCAAAGAGGTGCAGGCCGACGAGATTCGCAACATCGCTACGACATTCAGGAAGCCCAAGCCATTTACCCAGAAGTCAGTGGGTATACAGGGCGCACGCAAGGACACGCTGCAGGCCAAGGTATTTGTTCGGCCCATCGCGGCGAAGTACCTGGAGCCTTATGAGAAAGGCGGATCGCATGTCTTATCAGGTCGAGCGCTGATCAACCCGAAGAACATCAAGCTGGATAGCTACGGCCAGTTGCCGCGCAAAGCGCTTGCTCGCCTGAAGGCGCGTAAAGATGTGTTCATTGGCAAGATCAAGACCAGCAAGGGCACAGTAAATGGGGTGTGGCAGCGGATTCCTGCCAAGCGAAAGCTGCCGGCGCATCTGAAACTACTGATTCGTTTTGGTGATTCTTTGCCCGTGAAGAAGCGGTTGAGCTACCGGAGCAGGGCACAGGCGATCGTTGATCGCCGATTCAATGCCGTCTTCGCTGAGGCGATGAGCAGGGCCCTAGCGTCCGCTCGTTGAGCCTTTCAGATGGCAGGGCCGCCCCCCCACCCCCCCCTATGCTTGGGTCCCTCCTAGAGGTTCCTGCATCGAGGGCATTGCGCGCCCTGGTGCAGGCCCAACTATGAACTTTGAAAGGTGTTCGCACTAGAGGCCAGCGATGAAGCAAGGCATTTCGATTCGCGAGTTTGCGCGACGTGAAAGCGTGTCCGACACGTTGGTTCGAAAAGCGCTGAAGCTCAATAGATTGGCGGCTCTCGAGGATGGTTCGCTTAATCCTTTACTGGTCGGCAGCAACTGGCGCGAAGGCAACGCAAAGAGTGCGAACCGTGCGAACCAAAATGCGAACCCTGTGGTTCGCACTTCGGCCAAGGGTTCGCACGCTGCGAACCCCCTGCCAGTTGATGGTGAAACTCTCGAAGAGGAGGCCGCCCGACTGCTCGAAAGCGGTGGAGAGGCGAGCCACGATTACGCCGAAGCGCTGCGCCGAAAAGAGAACTACCTCGCCCTGTTGCGTCAGCTTGAGTACGAAAACAAGTCGGGTTCGCTGGTAGAGCTGGAGGTCGCTGAAAAAATCTTGTTTGAACAGGCCAGGGCATCCCGTGATGCTTGGCTCAATTGGCCTACCCGTGTTGGGCCGCTTCTTGCCGCTGATCTGGGGCTTGAGGCTGATCGTGTGGTTGGAGCATTGACGGAGTATGTCCACAAGCACATCAGTCAGCTTGGTGAACCAGAGATCGAGGTCGAATTCCCTAACGAAGTCTGACCGCCTGACTCTGGCCTATCGCCAAGGCTGGACACCGCCGCCGCGCATCAGCGTCCCCGATTGGGCAGATCGCTATCGCCGCTTGGCCAAAGAGGCCGGCGCCATTTCTGGCAATTGGGAAACTTCCACCGTTGAGGTGGCACGCGGGCCAATGATGGCCGTCACCGAAGCCGGTGTGCACGTCATCACGGTGATGGTCAGCACCCAGCTGCTCAAGACGGCATTACTGGAAAACATCTTCGGCTACTTCGCGCACCTGGACCCGTGCCCGATGCTGTTGCTGCAACCCAAAGAGGCGGCGGCTGAGCAGTTCTCGAAAGAGCGCATCAGCCCGCTGGTTCGCAGCACGCCGGTTTTGCGCGCCTTGGTGGGCTCTGGCAAAACCCGGTCATCCGATGAGACCTTGCTCTACAAGGCCTTCCCTGGTGGTTTTCTGGCCTTGGCCGGCGCCGGTAGCCCTGACAACTTGGCGCGGCGTCCGATCCGTATTTTGTTAAGCGATGAGGTTGACAAATACCCGATCACCCGCGAAGGCGATCCGATCATGCTGGCTGAGGAGCGCACGGCAAGTTTCGGTGCTAACTGGCTATCGGTTCGTGCTTGCTCGCCGACCGTCGAAGACGAATCAAGAATTGAAAAAAGCTTTCTGGCCTCTGATCAACGCCGGGCGTCGGTGGAATGTCCGGGCTGTGGCCATCGGCAGTTCCCGGAGTTCTTTAAGCATGTTCATTGGCAGAAAGATCCAGAAACCGGTGGGCACCTGCCGAAAACAGCCCGTATGTACTGCGAAGGCTGTGGTGATGAATGGTCGGAGGGTGAGCGTTTAAAGTCATTGCGCAGTATTCGCTGGCACCAAACCAAAACATACCAATGTTGCGGAGACCGGCATCAGCCCTTGGAGCAATACGACGCGGCGTGGAAGCTGGAAGAGGCCAGGTCGGTCGATCAGGTCTGGACGTTATCGGAAAGCCCTCGCCACTCAGTCTATCTGGCACGCTGCCCAACTTGTGGCAATCATCCGATCGACAATGAGCATGCAGGCTTTACCGCTTCGAAGCTGTACAGCCCTTGGTCGAAAGACAAACCGTCAGATATCGCGGCTAAGTGGTTGGCCTGTGGCGATGACGAGGACATGAAGCTGGCGTTCTATAACACCCAGCTGGGTCTGCCGTACCGGAAAAACTCCGGGCGGGAAATTCAGATTGAAGCGTTGGCCGCCCGTTGCGAGGTCTGGGCGGCCGAGGTGCCCGATGGCGTAGCACTGATCACCGTCGGCATCGACACTCAGGACTACCGCCTGGAAATGGAAGTCATTGGCTGGGGCGTCAACGAAGAGTCCTGGTCGATTGACTACCACGTCATCGACGGCGAGTTCGATCAGCCCGATGTACAGGCATTGCTGGATGCCTATCTCAAGCGAATCTGGTATCGCGTTGACGGCTATGCCTTCCCGGTCATGGCGGCCTGCTTCGACTCCGGCGGTCACCACACCCAGGCGGTGTATGGCTTCTGCAAGGCGCGTATCGGCCGGCGGATCTGGGCCGTTAAGGGCGAATCTGCCCGCAATGGCAAACGTTCTCCGGTCTGGCCGACGAAGGTGCCGAGTCGTCGCAGCAAGGCGACTTACCGCCCCGTGATGCTGGGGGTGAACGCCGCGAAGGACACCATCACCACACGCCTGATGAAGGACAAGCCGGGACCCGGTTACATGCACTTCCCGGTCAGCCGGGACATCAACTATTTCGCCCAGCTCACCGCCGAGCGTTCCATTGTCAAGGTGACGGGGGGCGTGAAGTATCGGGTATGGGAGCCACGCCCGGGCCGCGCGAACGAAGGCCTTGACTGCCGTGTGTACGGTTATGCCGCGCTCTGCGGTCTGCTGCACATGGGGATCAAGCTCAACAAACGTGCCGAAGAGGTCAATGCCTTGATCGGTACGCCTGTGCGTCGGCCAGAGTCTGAACATGTAGAAAGCCCGGCCCCAGAAAGTCCAGAACCGGGCGCAGCATCGGGTCCGCGCGTCATCCAAGCCAAACCGGCTAGGCGTAAATCACTGACCAGCCGGTTGGCTTGATTAATACTTGAATTGGAAGTTGCTATTGCCTGCTTTCGACTCAAGCTCTTGGGTTACACAGCCGTCGAGAATCATGTAAGACCCTGGTGCCATTGACTTGGCGACAGCGGTGCAATGCGACTGCATGCTTTTCGGCAGTGTTTCCCAGACTTTTTTGAGATTGTTGTAGGAGGTCTGCTCTTGCTCAAAACAGCCGCTCCGAATCATCTCGGAGGATTCACCTATGGCGTTGGCAACATTGTCGCAGTGTGTGTTGACATCGAATTTTGGCAACTCGGCCAGAGCCAATGATGGCAATAGCGCTAACAAGCTAACCCCCAAAATCCTATTCATCTGAATCATCCTTAAATTCCTAATTATGGCGGGTGCACACATGAGTCGCTTTGGTGCAGGCTCCAGCCTGCTTGCGGGTATGCCGCTATCACAACTTCAGGTTTCGCTAGAGAGCGCTCAGCAAGCCTACATCCAGCTATCCACGGGCGGCAAGGTTGAAAACGCGACATATACCCAAGGAGATGGCTCTAAAAGCATCACCTACACGCGGGCCAACATTGCCCAGTTGGCAAACGTGATCATGATGTTGCAAAAGCAACTCGGTATCGATGTTCGTCCCCGTCAGCCCATCAGGTTTGAGTTCAAATAATGACTAATCCCGTATCGATTGTTGGGCTCGACGGCAAGCCGCTCCAGCCCCTGCGGCCGAGTCGGGGGAAGATGCTTGCACCTGGTGGCGGCGCCCCTTACGACGCAGCTGATATCTATGGCGAGCACGTCGCTGGTTGGACGCCCCACCTGGGGTCGCCAGACGGCGACCTCAACATGTACCGCGACCGTATCGTGGCACGTGTCCGTGACCTGGTGCGTAACGATGGTTGGGCCTCTGGCGCGGTCACGCGGATTTTGGATAACGCTATTGGCGGGCATTTCCGGCCGCTGATTAAACCGGACTGGCGGGCCTTGGCAGCCTTTACCGGGAACAAGGCGTTTGACGCTACCTGGGCACACGAATTTGCTCAGGTAGCCAGTGCGAACTACCGATCTTGGGCCTTCGACACCGGACGCTATTGCGATGCCCAACGCTCGCTGACCATCACTCAAATGATGCGTTTGGCCTTTCGCCACAAGCTCATCGATGGCGATTCATTGGTGCAGGCCTGTTACATCCCGGAGCGAGTAGGGCAGGGTAAAGCCCGTTATGCCACGGCAATTCAGCTGATTGATCCGGACCGTCTGAGTAATCCACAACTGCAGTTTGATTCGGCCACGTCTCGCGGTGGCGTGGTGTTGGATAGTTTCGGTGCAGCTCAAGGGTATTGGATTCGCAAAGCCCACCAAGGGGATTGGTGGGCGGCGGCAGATAGTGTGACTTGGGAGCAGATCCCGCGGGAAACCGAGTGGGGTCGTCCGATCATCATTCACGACTTCGATCATGAGCGGGCCTCACAGCATCGGGGCGGTTCTGGCATCTTTGCGCCGATTCTCCAGCGAATGAAAATGCTTGCGAAATATGATGCTGTGGAGCTGGACGCCGCGGTGATCAACTCGATTTTCGGCGCCTATATCGAAAGCCCGTTTGACCACAGTTTGGTCGGCGAGGCGCTGGGTGATGAGACTGATTTGTCGGCTTACCAGGATCAGCGCGCGGACTACCACACCAACCGCAAGACTATGCTCGGCGAGTCTAGGTTACCGATCCTGTTTCCTGGCGAGAAAATCAACGCGGTGACGGCCACCCGGCCGAATGCCAACTTTGCCGGTTTCGAGAAATCGTTCCTGAATAACTTTGCTTCGTGCACTGGGCTGTCAGCGCAGCAAATGTCCCACGACTGGTCAGACACCAACTACAGCTCGGCGCGCGGCGCCTTGCTGGAGGCGTTCAAGACCTTGACCCGTCGGCGTAATGACTTTGCGACCAACACCGCCCAGCCGGTGCTGGGTTGCTTTATGGAAGAGTCGATGGAAGTCGACGATTACCCATTGCCCCACGGTGCGCCTGAGTTTATGGAGTGCCGTGCCATGTACTCGCGGGCTGAGTGGATGGGCCCAGCGCGTGGCTGGATTGATCCGGTTGCTGAAAAACAGGGCGCGGTTTTGGGTATGGACGCGGGCCTTTCGACCCTGCAGCAAGAGTGCATGGAGCAGGGGCTGGATTACGAGGAAGTGCTGGAGCAGCGGAAACGCGAAATCGACAAATTCAAAGAACTGGGCATTCCGGCGCCAACGTGGGCAGGCATGCAGATACCTGGCGGCTACACATCGGCGGACGAAGCCATAGAAAAACAGAGGCCCAACTAATGCAATTTGGACACCTGGCACAGCGCTTGTTTAACGTACCAGTGGCCATACGCCCGGAAAAAGCCGAGGTCATCATGGCCGCCCTGGCTGAGCGTATGGGCATTGGCCGAATGATGCGGGTCAGTGGTGATGCGGTCGACCTGAGCCCGATGGCGCTTGAAGGGGAGGGTTACAGCTACGCCGACCGCGAGTCACGCGACACTGGTTATGACCTGGTGGGCAATATCGCGGTGATTCCGGTCCACGGTACGTTGGTGCAGAAAACAGGCACCCTGCGGCCGTGGAGCGGTATGACGGGCTATGACGGCCTGCGGCAAGCATTTTTGACCGCGCTCTATGACCCAAAGGTGGCAGCCATTGTGTTGGATGTTGACTCGCCCGGCGGCGAAGTCTCGGGTTGCTTCGACCTGGTCGACACCATCTACAACGCCCGGGGTGAAAAGCCTATTTGGTCGATTCTTAATGAGTCGGCTTATTCCGCAGCTTATGCCATTGCCAGCGCCGCCGACCGTATCTATGTGCCGCGTACCGGGGGTACGGGCTCCATTGGAGTGATCTGCATGCATGTGGATTTTTCCAAGGCCTTAACCAGTGCGGGGATTGAGGTCACGTTCATCACCTACGGCGACCGCAAGGCGGACGGGCACTCAGAAATCCCTTTGACCACGGAGGCGCTTGCACGCTTTCAAGATGACATCGACACCATGGGGGAACTGTTTGTAGAAACCGTTGCCCGCAACCGAAACATCACGGCCAGTAAGGTGCGTGCAACGCAGGCCGGCACCTACCTTGGCGCTGCCGGCGTTGCGGCCGGTCTGGCCGATGCTGTCGCGGCGCCCGACGCCGCTTTCCGGGCGCTGCTCTCTCAGCTGGCCTAGCTCAAAACGATCAGAGGTAAGACCATGACCATGCGTACACGACTCAGTGCGTCGATGCCGTTTGCCCACCTATTTGGCTTGACGGCACGGGCTGAAGACGAAGACGAAGACGAAAAATCCAAGCGTGCCCGTCGTGCCGATGAGGGCGATGACGAAGACCTCGAGGACGATGAGGACGACAAGGATGCCAAGGGCCGTAAAGCCAAAGGCCGCAAAGCCAAGGGCAAGCGCGCCGATGAGGGCGATGACGAAGACCTCGAGGACGATGAGGACGACAAGGATGCCAAGGGCCGTAAAGCCAAAGGCAAGCGCGCCGAAGAAGGCGATGACGAAGACCTCGAAGACGAAGAGGACGACAAATCCGCTAAGTCTAAAAAGGCCATCGTCGCCAGTGAGCGCGTCCGTTGCGCCCGTATCTTGACCCATGGCCTGAAGGCCGGTAACGCTGAGCAGGCGTGTGTGTTTGCCTTCGATACCAACATGTCGGCTACGTCCGCCATCAGCGCCCTGAACGCGGCCGGCGCCGCTGGCGGTCGTGGTGGCGGCCTGGCTGAACGCATGAAAAAAGCTCAAGTGCCGAATGCCGGGGCCGGTGGTGGCGACGAGCTGCCCGCAGGTGCTTCTCCGGTTGCCCAGCGCATTATTGCCGCCGCCGCTCGTGCTCAAGGCCGTTAACCCACCCGCAACACGGAGATAGACAGCATGTCGCTCACCCCCACTGAAATTCGTGATAACCCTCAACGCCCTGGTGTTCAGGCTCAGGTCTACAGCCCGGATCAACTGATTTCTGATGCGCGAAGTCTGGTCACTCAGCCCGTCTTGTTGGCGAGTGGTGACCTAAAGCGCGGCACCGTGCTTGGTCAGCAAACCGAGAACCCGGTGCAAGTTGTAAGTAGTGCCGGCAATACCGGTGACGGCGTGATCGGAAGCATCACCCTGGGACCGGCAGTCAAAACCGGTGGTTATAAACTCACTGCCACCGCCCTCACCAAGTTCAACGTCATCAGCCCTGCCGGCGATGTGTTGGGCGTGGCCACAGTCGGCACGCCGTTCAAACACGCTGAAATCGCGCTGACCATTACCGCCGGCGGCGTGGCGTTCAAGGTGGCTGATAGTTTCACCCTGAATGTGTTCGATGCAGTCGGCACGTATGTCGAGTGCGTGCGTACCGCCACCGATGGCAGCCAGAACCCGCTGGCGATTCTGGTGGATGACGCCGATGCCACCAGTGGTCCAGTGACGGCCGGTGCCTATTTGTCGGGAGAGTTCAACGCGGCCCGACTGATTTACGGTACTACCTGGTCATTGCCTGCGCTGGTCTCGGCCATGCGCCCCTACGGGCTGTTTGCCAAAAGCTCAATTTCGGCGGCTTCCCCGTCGAACAACTCGGCGCCGTAATCAGGCCCACACCCGACCGACCCCCAAGGCCCACAGATGTGGGTTTTTTTGTGGCTTGGATTTAGCATTTCTTGCTTGGAGAGGCCCATGACTGCCGCCAGTTCGTTCCCGTTCAGCACCACTGACCTGATTCAGGTTGTGCCGACGCTCAAGCGTCCGCAAAAGTTTTTGCTTGATAAGTTTTTCCCGAATATCCAGAACTCTGAAACTGAGTTCGTGGCCATCGACATCGATGTTGGCCTTCGCCGTATGTCGCCTTTTATCAGTCCGCTGGTGCAAGGCAAGTTGGTTGAGCAACGTAAATACCAAACCAACACCTACAAGCCGGCCTACATCAAAGACAAGCGCGCCCCGGATCTGCGCAAGCCGATCATGCGTCAGATCGGTGAGCGCATCGGCGGTGGCAACATGACGGCCGGTGACCGCGAGATGGCCAACGTGGCCTTTGAGATGGCCGATCAAATCGACATGCTGGATCGCCGGCTTGAATGGATGGCCGCGTCCGCCATGCTGCACGGCAAGGTCATTGTGTCGGGCGAAGGCTTTGAAACCGAAGTGGTCGACTTCGGTCGTGATGGCCAACTGACCATTGCCCTGACCGGCGATAAGCAGTGGGGCACCAAAGCCAACTTCAACGCGGCGGGCCGAGACACGGTTCCGGCGGACAACATTGAGGAATGGCAGACCCTGATGCTGCGGCTGTCTGGTGCGCAAGCCACTGACCTGGTGTTCACCACTTCGGCCTGGCAGAAGTTTGCCAACGACGAGAAAGTCTTCGGCGCGGTGTATTTTCCGAAGCAATCCGAGGCGGGCAGCATCAACGTCGGCCCGCAAGTGGCGCCGGGTGCCGTGTACAAAGGGCGCTGGGGCCAGTTCGATCTGTGGCTCTACAACGAATGGTTCATCGACGATGACGGCGTTGAGCGGCCGATGCTGCCAGACGGTTACATGTTGATGTCGGGTCAGCAACTGATGGGCACTCGCGCTTTCGGCTCGATCATCGATCCGGCGTTCAACTACCAGGCAATGCCTTACGCACCGAAAACATGGGTTGAAAATGACCCGGCGCAGCGCATTTTGCTGATGCAAAGCTCGCCGCTGGTGATCCCTAGCCGGGTGAATGCCTGTCTGGCCGCCAAGGTCTGCACCCCGCTGAGCGCCGGTTAATGGCAGGCGCGACCACAACGGGGGCCTCTATCGTGGAGGCTGTCGTGGCTGCTGGCCGAACTGTCGTCGGTGCCAAAGGCAAGAAATTTGGCCCGGGAGAAACCGTGAAACTGTCCGCCACTGAGGCCGATACGCTGACTGCGCTGGGCTTTTTGGTGGACGATGATGCCGTGGTCAAGAAACAAACCGGGCCCCACATCAGCGTCACCAGTGGCCCTACGGTGAGGGTCGCTTAATGATCGACTGGGATAGCCTAGTGTTGGGGCCGCTGGAAAACATCTTTGGGGAGGCTAAGCACCCCGCTGGGCCCATCATGTTTTACCCGGTGGGCCGCAGCGCCTATCCCATCGATGGGGTGTTTGACTCGGCCTATCGTGAGGTCGAGTTGATCGACCCTATGGTGGACTCGAACAGCACCCAGCCGGTGCTGGGTGTGCGTCTTTCAATCTTTCGTGATGAGCCTGCCCAAGATGACGAGGTGTATATCCCCAGCAGCGGCAAGCGCTATCTGGTCAAGGATGTGCGCCCCGACAGCCACGGCTGGGCCAAGCTGATGCTGGGTGAAATGTAATGACCACCACTGCCGATCTACGCCGCCTGACGATGGAAGCGCTGGTAGGGGCCACAGAAGCCGGTGACCGGGTGTTTGCTGCCCGGTCATGGCCGATTGCCAAAGGTGACTACCCGTTGTTGTACCTGCATTCACCGGCCGAAGACATGGAGTCTTTGGGGCGCAACGGCGCGCCCCAATTCACCGTAACCGCGGTCATTCGGGTCAGTGCGCGGATTCAACTCAAAAACCTGCCCCGTAACGCTGCAGCGGCACAATCGATTGATGAGCTGGAGGTCATGCAACAGCAGATCAAAAGCGCCTTGATCAATTATTCGCCTTTGATGACGCGCCTTCAGCAGTTTGCCTTTGTGCGCTCGGAGATTCAGGAGGACGGAGAGGGGGCACTGGAGCTGGCTGAACTGGTGATGGATATCGGCATGGAGTTTTACCAGGGCCCAGAAGAGTTCTATCCGACTCGGGTCGACCCACTTCAGCAGACACACATAATCAACGACCTGACCAACGTCTTCGATATCAGCGGTACCTATAGCGATCAGGCTTTTCCTGATGCTGTAAATCAAGCTCCGCGCACCGCTGGCCCTGATGGACGCGCCGAAGCAGTGCTCGACATCGATAACACCCCATAGGACACATCATGCGCATTTACCCCTCGGCCGGGCTGCTTGTACGCGACCCGGTAAAACGTGACTTCTTGCCCGACACTGGCCGGGAAGTGCCAGACGGCGATCTGTATTGGTTGCGCCGGCTTGGCTGCAACGATGTCACCTCGACCCCGCCCAAGACAAAGCCAACCCCGGACGTTGTTGCACCCAGCAGCAAACCGGAGAAATCGCCCAAAGCCCCTGCAGGGAGTGACGCCCAATGACCGTCCCGTTTAGCAATATTCCCGCGAACCTTCGGGTTCCGTTGTTTTACGCCGAGGTCGATAACTCCCAGGCCAACAGCGGCGCGCAAACCCAGCGGGCGTTGATCATTGGCCAGGTACTGGCATCCGGCAATGCTGTGGTTGGCGTGCCTGTGCTGGGCCAAGGCGTCGCCGATGCCAAAGCCAAAGGTGGGCTGGGCTCCATGCTGGCACTGATGACGGCGGCCTATGTGGCGGCGGACCCATTCGGCGAGGTCTGGTTTTTACCCCTGGCTGATGCTCAAGGCGCAGTGGCGGCGTCAGGTTCCGTGTTGATCGCCGGCACGCCAACGGCAACCGGCGTTATCTCGCTGTACATTGCCGGTCAACTGGTCAGCCTAGCCGTCACCATCGCAGAAACACCGGCAGAAATCGCGGCAGCCCTAGCTGCTTTGATCAACGGTTCTGGCAATTTGCCAGTCACCGCAGTGGCGACAGCGGACACGGTAGCCTTAACCTCGAAAAACAAAGGCGTTACGGGTAACGAAATTGATCTTCGGCTGAACTACCGGGGCACGGCTAGCGGTGAGGTTGTACCCACCGGGCTGCAACTGACCCTCACCGCTATGAAAGCCGGGGCCACCAATCCGGTACTGGATACCACGCTGGCCAACTTGGGCGACGAACCCTTCGATTTTATCGTGTGCCCTTACACCGATACGGCTTCGCTGAACGCCCTGAAAGCCCTGTTGAATGACAAAACTGGGCGTTGGAGCTATGCCAGTCAGGTCTATGGCCATGTCTTTGCGGCGCAGCGCGGCACCTTGGCGACATTGGCCACCGCCGGTAATGCTCGTAACAACCAGCATGAAAGCATCATGGGGTTCTACGATTCGCCGTCGCCGGCCTGGATCTGGGCGGCAGATGTGGCGGGAACCGCTGCAGTGGCTTTGCGCGCTGACCCGGGGCGGCCACTGCAAACGCTGACGCTGAGCACAGTGCTGGCACCGCCATCGGCTCAGCAATTCATTCTGGGCGAGCGCAACACGCTGCTGTGGGACGGTATCTCGACCTTTATGGTGGGCAGCGATGGAACCGTGGCGATTGAAAACCTGATCACCACCTACCAGAAAAACAGTTTTGGCGCGGCAGATGACAGCTATCTGCAAGTGGAAACCCTGTTCTTATTGATGTACGTGCTGCGGGCTCAGCGCACGCTGGTGACTTCCAAGTATTCGCGGGTCAAATTGGCTGCCAACGGCACGCGCTTTGCGCCGGGTTCGGCGATCGTGACGCCAAACGTCATCAAGTCTGACTTGATCGCTCAGTACGGCGAACTTGAATACAACGGTTACGTGCAGGACACAGCTGCGTTTTCCAAGGCATTGATCGTCGAGCAGAATTCCACGAATCCCAACCGGATTGATGTGCTGTGGCCTGGCACCCTGATCAATCAATTGCGCATCTTTGCGCTGCTTGCCCAATTCCGCCTGTAACCCGGGCGCTTCCTCAACGACCGCCGCTGTGCGGTTTTTTTACGTCTGGAGAAACACATGGCTGCTGCCCCCAATCGTCTTGCCGGGACCTGCTACCTGACCGTTGACGGCGTGAGTTACATGCTGGCCGGTGACTTTGCTTACAAGGTTTCCGGAGTTTCCCGCGAAACCTTGAAAGGTCAGGACGGCATTCACGGCTACAGCGAAACCCCACAGCCGGGCTACATCGCGGCCACGCTGCGCGATTCCTCGACCCTGAGCATTGCCGACATCAACGCCATGAGCAACGCCACTGTCGTAGCTGAGCTGGCCAACGGCAAAACCATCATTGGTCGCAACATGTGGGCCACCGATCAACAAGAGTCCAAATCTTCCGACGCCACTATTGAAGTGAAGTGGGAAGGCCCTTCTGTAACGGAGAACTGATCCATGTTTGACGAAGAAATCATCATCGCTCTGAGCAAGCCCGTAACCATCGGTAAAGGCGACGCCGCAATCAGCTACCACGAGCTTAAGTTGCGCGAACCCACGGCGGGAGAGCTGGAAAAAGCCACCCGTGCCGACACTTCCATCGGCGCGGCGATCACCTTGATCAGCTTGATCACCGCTATCCCCCGGACAGCGGTTGAGCGCATCAGCAAGCGCGACCTGGTGGCGGCAAACAACTTCCTTGAGGGTTTTACCGAGCCTGGCCAGATGGCGGTGGAGGCTGGCCAGAGCTGATTGCTGAGCTGACCAAGTATTACGGCTGGGGGCCACGCGATGCGTGGTCTTTGGGCCTGGCAGAGCTGGCTTGGTGGAATAAACAAGCTAAACGAATTGAGGGGTAGGGGCAGTGGCGAACACGTTCAGTATCACCATCAGTGCTGTCGATAAAGCCACTGCGACCGTGCGCCGGGTCAACGACTCCATCAGTCGGCTGACGCGCCCATTTCAAGACGTGGGCAAGTCATTCAAAAGCCTCGGTCGTGAGCTGGGATTTGAGAAAATCGGCAGAAACCTCGGCACCATCGGGCGTGAGGCCAGTGGCGCGGCGCGCTGTATTGGCTCAATCATTGCGCCGATGGCCGCAGTCACAGGGCTTGGGTCGGTGGCCGGAATCGCCGTACTGGCGAAAAACTGGGCCACCCTCAGTCGCTCTATCGACAGCAGCTCGCACAGCATCGGTATCTCGTCTGGGCAATTGCAGAGCTTTCAGGGTGCGGCGCAAATGGTCGGGGTTGAGGCATCGGCCACTACCTCAAGCCTGGATGGTTTGGCCAACACCATGCAGGACGCCCAATGGGGTCGGAATCAGGGCGCGTTGTTGATGTTTAACAAGCTGGGTATCGGCCTGAAAAAAACCAAAGACGGGACCTGGGACGTGGTGGCTCAGTACAAAGCGGTGGCCACCGCCATCGCCAAAGAAGCCAGCCCGCAGAAGCAAAAGTTGATTGCGCGAGCTTTTGGCATGGAAAACATGCTGCCGTTTCTGCGTCAGGGCGCAGCGGGAATCGAGCGTTACGAGGCTATGGTTAAGCGCCTTGGCTACGTGATGGGGGATGACGCGGTTAAGCGTGGCAAGGCGTTCAGCCTAAGCCTAGCGGGGCTTGGTGTGGTCATTGATGGGGTTAAAAACTCGATTGGTGATGCGCTGATTCCTGCCATGAAACCGTTGATCGATCAGTTTTCGCTTTGGCTCGCCGCCAACCGTGAGCTGATTGCGACCGACATTGGCAACTGGGCCAAGGGCTTTGCCACATGGATCAACAAAATCGACTGGAAGGAAATCGGCGACGGTATCGTCAAGTTCGGCAAGGGCATTGGTGATGTCGTCAAATGGTTGGGCGGCTGGGAAAACGCCGCCATTTTGGTAGCGGTCGCAATGAATGCCGGACTGATCGGCGGGGTGCTGATGCTTGGGACCACCCTTGTCTCCGCCGGCGCCGGGATTCTGGGCTATATCGGTTTGCTGACCCGTATTGGCAGTGCTGCCACTTTGGCTGGGGGTGCCGCAGCAACAGCAGCTGCAGGGATAGCAGGAGCGGGAGCCGCAGGGCTGGGGGCGGGTGCTGCGGGTGCGGGAGCGGCCGGTGCGGGCGCTGCCGGCGTTGCAGGGGCTTCCTTTGGTGGTGGCCTCGGCGCTTCGCTATTGGGGCTCGGGGCGCTGCTGTACTCCCCCAGCCTGAACACGGGAGAGGCTGACATTGTCCGGCGTCGGCGGGTTGCGCAGGGACTTCCTGAGGTCGACCCCTCACAGGTGCTGGGTAGTGTTTGGAAATCCCAAGGCGGGCTGAATGAGGATCTGGTCAAGCGCTCGATGGATTATTTCCAGGGGCAGGGCTGGAGCAAGGCCCATGCCGCAGGTATTACGGCCAACCTTGGACTTGAAAGTAACTTTGATCCAGCAGCAAAAGGGGATAACGGCCGGGCGTATGGCATTGCCCAATGGCACGATTATCGTCAGCAACAGTTCGCTAAATGGGCCGGCAAGCCCATTCAGAATTCCAGCCTTGAAGAACAGTTGAGGTTTGTTCAATACGAACTGACTCAGGGGGGCGAAAGAAAAGCCGGAGATATGTTGCGTGCAACGACGACCGCTCGACAGGCGGGCGACATTGTGTCGAGGCAGTACGAGCGTCCGGCGGATGCCAATGGGGATGCTGCCAAGCGTGCCGCCGTCGCCGAATATCTAGACCTGAGTAATCCAACGGGCATGCCCGCTGCTCCCCAGGCTAAAGACATACCGGTCGCGCCCGGACTGTCCGCGCCGCTTAGCAAGGCGCCTGAAGGTCCTTATTCCAGCGGCGTGCAGAATCAGGGGGGGAAAGTTCAGGTCAATATTGAACACGCCAACGCGCCGGAGGGCATGAAAGTGAGTTCCAAGGCGGAAGGTAAGGTTGAGGTGTCGAGTCGAGTGGCATATTCAGGTGTAGGAGCAATCGCATGACGCTGTTATCAGAGATTGTCCAGATCGCCCAGGACTCAAACAGGACCTGGACCGAAAGCCTTAACAAAGCCTCTTTTCGTGGTGTGCCGTTCGCTATCTATGGTGGTGATGCCCGCTTTGGGCGGCGGTTGGCGCTTCATGAATATCCCGGTCGCGACAAGCCGTACATCGAGGACATGGGGCGGGCCACGCGGCGAATCCGCATGACCGGCTTTCTGGTCACCGACAGCCTGATTTATGGCGGTGGCGATGTGCTTGCTCAGCGTGATGCACTGGTTGCCGCCGTTGAGCAGCCCGGATTGGGTGCTTTGATGCATCCCACTCTGGGTGCGCTGAACGTGAGTGTTCCGGCGGAAGGCTTGAGCGTGATCGAACGCTGGGACATGGGCCGTTACTTTGAAATCAGCATCATTTTTATTGAGTCAGGCGATCGGGTTTTTCCGAGCATCACCACGTCCAGCGGCAGCTTGTTGGATAAGTTGGCAGGAGCGCTCGGATTGTCGAGCGCGTTGGATTTTGTACGCAAGATCATTGGTGGCGTGACGTCGGTGATCAATGCCGTTCAAGGGGTGATCAAGTTCGGCAAAGCTATTGTCGGCATGGTGGTGGGCGTCATCGCGGACTTCAAGGTGCTTGTCGGGACCATCACACGCGACGTTCGAAGCCTCACTAGCTTGGCCAGCTTGTTGGTGGGTAACTTTGGCCGCTACGCCGATGGCAACGTCAGCAGCGCCTTAATCACCAGTAAAAAAGCCAGAAACAGCAGCGCGACCATGCCGGAGTTGATTGCGGATAGCGCCGCCAAGCGCGCCGCCGTCGATGAGTCAATGGAGCGCCTTTTGGAGGCGGCAGAGAATCTAGACGCGAGCAGCAGCGATACGTTTACCGCTGCGGTGCAGGCAGTCATGGACGATTTGGTCGCGGGGATTGCTGACCCTGGGGATGCAATCAAGCTGTTGGGGCCGTTGGTGAGTTTCACTCCAAGCACCTACAGCGGCGTAGGGATTGTCGGAGCTGCTCGAGCGATAGCACAGGATGCCACGGCTTCACTGCTGCGCCGGACAGCATTGGCCGCGATGGGTAAGGTATTGGCGTCATACGCTCCAAGCTCATACGACGAAGCCATGAGCACCATGCGTACCGTGACCGGGTTTATTGATGCGGAGATTTTGGTGGCGGGGGATGTCGGTGATGATGAAAGCTATCAAGCACTGATTGCCTTGCGCAAGGCAGTGGTTAGCGCGCTAACCACTACCGGGGCAACATTGCCCAATCTGGAAACATTCAATTTTCGGGCAGCTTTGCCGGCGTTGGTCATGGCCAATAGGTTGTACCAGGACGCGTCACGGGCCGACGAGCTGACTCAGCAGGCTAATCCGATACATCCGGCATTCATGCCGACCACGATAAAAGGTTTGGCCCGATAAGCAGTGAGGTTATGAGCCTCTGCAAGAGGTGAGCATCATCGCGGTCAAGGTGGACTGAAGCCCTGCTCGATCTGATGGCTGCACAATGACCATGCGGCCATCATCCACAAGTTCAGCGGTCCATTTCATATCCAGTAGATGGTTATTTCTGTTGGTGTAAATGGATCTGCCAGTTGCTGTCTTGCTGAAAAAACTGTCCTTATCGAACAACGTCGTTTGCAACCAATATTGTCCGGCGCAACCGGGATATTTATCGAGTTCAGCAATCACTTTCTCGCCTTGCTCTTTCATCAAGTTGACGCTTTTTTCCTTGAAGTCATTACTTTGAATGGTCGTGGTAACCAGAAAGTATGCGCCCGCAATAAGTCCTACAAAAACAACCTTACCTAACAACCTATTCATTCTTCATCCGTACTCGATCAAACGTCGCCATTAAAAATGACGACTGTGGGGTGCTTGTCCGCGCGTTTCTGAGGGAACCCATGCAAACCGATGATCTAACCATAACCTCTGGCGACATGGCTATTACAGGCTGGACTGACATTCGAGTGACAAGAGGCATTGAGCGCCTGCCCAGTGACTTTAACGTGGGCATGACCGAGCTTTATCCGAATGAACTGGCTCGCCTGAACATCGAACCAGGTGCCCCGTGCGAAGTACGACTAGGTGCTGACCCGGTGGTAACGGGTTATATCGATCACTTTGTCCCGAGCATCACTGCGAATGAGCACTCCATCGGAATTAGCGGACGATCTAAATGTGCAGACCTTATTGATTGCGCTGCTGAATGGCCTGGCGGACAAATCAGTAATGCGACGGTGTTGGGTATTGCCCAAAGGCTGGCATCTGTTTACGGGACGCGGATTAACGGGGTTCCAGAAGGCATTAAAGTGTCTACTGATCGGGATGATTTACCGATTTTGCCGCAGGTCAACATTATGTTGGGTGAATCAGCCTTTGAAATCATCGACCGCATGGCCCGTTTTTCCGCGGTCCTGGCGTATGACCTGGCTGACGGTAGCCTTTTCCTTGCGCGGGCCGGAGAGAAGCGGGCAGCCAGTGGTTTCACTGAAGGCGTCAACGTACAGCGCGCCTACATCGACTTTGCCGCCGACCTGATTTATTCGGACTACGACGTTTATATCCAGTCGATTGATACCTTTACCGACCTTGGGTTGGAGGGCAACCGCATTCACAAAGCCAAGGACCTCAACTGTAAGCGTCATCGTCGGATGGTGATTATTTCCGAGGGCGGCGGAATGGGTAATGAGGTCGCAATGGCACGCGCGCAATGGGAGTCCGCACGGCGTAATGGTCGCTCCCGCGTCGTCAGAGTGACTGCAGACAGTTGGCGGGATTCATCTGGGGCGCTGTGGGAGCCGAACACGCTGGTACCGGTGTCACTGCCGCGACTCAAATTTAGTTCGGAAAGCATGTTGATCACTGAAGTGACTTTTTTGAAAAACGCTTACTCAGGCACGACCGCCGAGCTGACACTGATGGACCCGAGCGCCTTCGTGCCTCAGCCGATCAACCTGATGCGGATGTATGGGGAGTTTTATCAATGAACCCAGCCAAAGACATGACTGGCGTGATGGAACGCTTGTGGCGGCGGGTTCAATTGATGTCGAGCTGGGGGCGAGTGACGTTCAGTGACGACAGCCGCAGTGCGCAACTGCTCCAGGTCAAGCTCAACGACTCAGAGACCCGTGATGACACACCACGAATAGCCGAATTTGGGCTGACGTCTCGCCCCCCAGAGGGTTCGGATGTGCTGGTGGTCTTTCTGGGCGGAGACCGTTCCAAGGGTGTGGTAGTGGCCACCGCACACCAAGCCAGTCGGCCCAAAGGCTTATTGGTCGGCGAAACCATGCTCTACGACCTATGGGGCAAATCGGTGTACCTGACTAAGGATGGCGGGATTGTTGTGGAAGCGAAGGGCGCGCCTGTCACGGTGAATAACGCGACTACCGTTACCATTAACGCTGCTGAAAGCGTGGAGCTGGCCACGCCGCTTCTGCATGTCACTGGCGACATTGTGGCCGGAGGTAATATCACCGATAGCGTTCGCAGCATGGCGGATGATCGCAAGCTGTTTAATTCACACACCAACGGGAGCGGCACCACCACGCCGTCGCCACAACAATGACCGATATCACTACGACTTGGATTACCTCAACCGGTACTGGCGACTGGACCATCAGATCGGGCGCACTTGCCAGTGGCGACGACCTGTCTAGCGCGGTATTGATCAGCATATTCACCGACAGGCAGGCCAATGCGGATGATGCTCTTCCTGATGGCAGTGATGATCGCCGGGGCTGGTGGGGTGATCAAGGCCAGGGCGTGCCGATTGGTTCGCGGCTGTGGCTTCTGGATCGTTCACGGTTGACCCAAGACGTAGCCAATACCGTTCAAGTTTATGTATCGGAGGCCCTGAAATGGCTTATCGATGATGGTGTGGCGGCGGGCGTTTCGGTTATGGCCCGAATTTCTGGCCAGAGTCAGCTCGACACCGTTGTCACCGTTACCCGTAATGACGGCACTAAGGTGCCGCTCAAATACAGCTGGGTTTGGCAGTAGCCGCTTAACAGATACAGCACCGTATCCGCCTCAAGGGCGGTTTTTTTTGCCTGGAGTTTGATCCCATGCCGTTTCCGCGCCCCAAACTGTCTGATCTGCGCGCCCAAGTATCCGCCGATATCACCGCCGGCCTTCCGTCCGCCGACGGTTTATTGCGCTTCTCCAATCTCAATATTTTGGGTACTGCCCTCGCGGGACTTGGGCATTTGAACTACGGCTACCTCGATTGGATTGCCAAACAGGCAGTTCCCTATACAGCGTCAGGTGAGTTCCTGGAGTCCTGGGCGGCGCTTAAAAAGGTGTACCGAAAAACGGCAACCTCTGCGACCGGGAAAGTCTCATTTCCTGCGAGGGCTGGTGCAATCATCGATGCTGGTTCCGAAGTTACCCGCAGTGATTCAGTGGTGTTCAAAGTGAACACAACAGTCATCGCAGGGGATTCGGGTAGCGTAGTGGTATCTGTCTCTGCGGTAATTGCCGGTGTCGCGGGAAACACTCCGGTTGGCAGTCTGATGACACTGGGCACTTCAATTGACGGTGTGCAGTCCAGAGGCGCCGTCACCGCGGTTATCACCAGCGGGGCGGATCAAGAAAATGATGACTCATTGTTCAAACGCATGCTCGATGCCTTTCAAAACACACCCAAAGGGGGCTCAGGGGCGGATTACGTTTCATGGGCTAGGGCGGTCCCGGGCGTCACCCGCGCCTGGTGTGCACCGAATGGGTATGGTGCTGGCAGCGTGGTGGTCTACGCCATGCTCGATGGCGCTAATGCCGACTACGACGGCTTTCCACAGGGAACCAACGGTCTTGCTAGCGATGATGCACGTTCAACACCCGCCAGCGTTGCCTCAGGTGACCAGCTGACCATAGCCAACAGCATCTTTGCCGATCAGCCAGTCACGGCCATGGTCTATGTCTGTGCGCCGATGGGCTTGCCCATCGACTTCACGATCACCGGGCTGACTAATGCTTCAACGGCCACCAGGGCAGCTGTTGCTGCTGCGATCGCAGATGTTCTTGCAGAGCAGGGTGCTCCCCTGAATAACGGTTCCATTGTGGAGCTTTCCGCAATTGACTCGGCGATTGCATCTATCGCAGCGACTGCGGGGTTTGTTGTCACATCACCCACAGTGAACCCAATTAATACCTTGGGAAATCTTCCCGTACTGGGTGCCATCACCTACGGCTGAGCCAATCATGTCTAAACCATCTTTCAGCAGCGCCGACTTCACCTCGGCGCTTCTTGGGTTGCTGCCTCGTGGCCGGGTCTGGCCTAAGGAACTCAGTAGTATTCAGGCGCAGGCAGCTTCTTGCTTTGCACCTACATTTGAGCGCATCAGCGATAAGGCAGTCGATTTGATCGCCGATGCGTTCCCTGGAACCACATCGGATTTGTTGAGTGAATGGGAACTGACTTTAGGTCTTCCTGATGGTTGCACTGTCCCCGGCTCTCAAACAATCGCTGAACGGCAGCGCGCAGTGGCCGAAAAGATATCGGCATCGGGCGGACCGCAACGCTCTTACTACCTTCAAATGGCAACCCACCTCGGCCTCACGGCCATCATTGATGAGTTCCAAACAGCGTGCGTCGGCTCCACCAGCGTCGGTGACTTCCTGTATGGGGATGGTTGGCCATGGTCGTGGGTTGTCGGCATCGACGTCGACTATTACGGGACGCTTCCAGCCGCAACACTCTCCTGCCGATTGGGGCTAGAAGCCCCCGAATACACGAATGTTGAGCTTGGCTTTGGCAGGGATGTGGTTAAGGACATTGCGCTGAAAGTAGATCAACTGTTTAACGCCATTCATTACGTGATGCCGCCCGCCGTGGCCGGCATCGAGGACCTATAGCATGCAGAGGATTTCCAGCTGGACCGAGTTTGTCGCCCCCCGGGGGCTTTTTCGATACGGCACAGTAGTGGGTGGGAAACCACCTACACCACTCAAGGCTGAGTGGTTGAACATGCTTCAGGAAGAGATGGCCAACTTTATCTTGGCTTATCTGCCCGAGCTTGACGCCACCGACAACACGCAGTTGCTCAAGGCTATACAGGCCTTTGGTACAGCCTTCCCACTAAAGGCCACGACTTTGGCTGGCTACGGCATTGTTGACGCCTATACGAAGCCTGAGGCGGATTGGCTGCTATCGAAGAAGGCCAACAACGCTATCACGTTGGCCGGCTATGGCATTGGCGATGCCTATACGAAGCTAGAGGCGAATTTGCTGCTATCGGAGAAGGCCAACAACGCCACGACTTTGGCCGGCTACGGGATTGTTGACGCCTATACGAAGCCTGAGGCGGATTTGCTGCTATCAGAGAAGGCTAACAACGCCACGACTTTGGCCGGCTACGGCATTGTTGACGCTTATACAAAGCCTGAGGCGGATTGGCAGCTATCGAAGAAAGCCAACAACGCCATCACGTTGGCCGGCTATGGCATTGGTGATGCGTATACCAAGGTGGTGATCGATGCCGCGTTGGCAGCCCTGCAAGCGGCGGTTGACAGCCTATCAGCGACTAAGCAAGACAAAAACACTGCGCTAATGGCGCCGACGGGTTGGAGGCTGGATAAGGCAACTGGTTTTCTTGAGCAGTGGGGGAGTGGTTATTGCGCGCCTGATTCCCAAACGGGTGTCATCGACTTCCCGACCCCTTTTGCTGAGGTTTACAACTGCCTGGGCAGCAAGGTGACGCCCAATCCAGTTGACTCTGATGGGAACGCTGTAGGTGTTTGGGCCGTCAGCGAAACTCAGTACAAACTCTTTAATGACTCCGCTACACATGGAGCCACTGTCCATTGGCGCGCCATCGGTAAGGCGCCCGGCTATTGAGCTTCAAACCCATAGAAATCTCACAACCCGCCTCGGCGGGTTTTTTATTGCCCAAGGAAAAGTAAATGACAGAAGTTGCAGCGCTTGAAGCCCATGCCGGGGCTCTATCGGAGGCGGCCGCCAAGTCCACCGCGGCGGCGGCAAAGCAGCATGAGTACATTCATGGCGATGATAATAAAGACGTAGATACTGAATCCGGCGCGGTGCCTTCGATTGCCAAGCAAGCGCGACTGGGTGTCGAAAAAATCTCGACAGTGTTTGAAGAGGCTGCCGTGCAGAGTGGGGGGGCGTTGCCCTTTCCGAGCATTGAAATTGGGATGTTAAACACCCCGGAAGGTGGCTTGTTCACCGTGCCGGCAGCGCCTGATAGTGAGTACCTGGTGCTCTACAAAAAAGAGAGTGGTCAGCCTGTCGAGCTTAAGACGTCTGCTTCAAAGCAGCGCGTTGACGAGGTGGAAGATGGCGCCTTGTTCTCGGTTCTCGCGGCCGTTAATGGCAGTCTAGATTTGGATTATCCGTGGTCTATCACTGATGAAGTAATGAAGGTGATTCTAGGTATCCGCAAAACGGGGGTTGTGGATGCGATCCTTGATCGTATGCCGGGGCTATCCCATTTCGGCGATTATGCTTGGCATATCAGCGATCAAAACGAGACTGTTCTACTGGGTATCAAGTGGTCGGGTGAGGTGGTTATGTACCCTTCCGCCTTGGCGTCAGTGCCTGCAGGCTACGCGTGGGATGAAGGGACGATTGGTCAACGCGATGTTTTTACTCTGATCGATGGTGTGCCCTACCAGCTGACGTCTAGTGGCGATAACACTTCGCCCCAAGTGCTCGGTGTTCAGGTGCATTACGTTGAGCGCAACGGGACTGTAAAAACTCGCTCAGTACCCTTGCCGGAAGCCGGATCGGTTGCCGCGTTTGTGGGCAGAATCATCCATGTCATTTTCCTGGGTCAGTCCTTGGCTTGTGGGATTAACTCAGGTAGCCCAGTGTCAACGCAGCCTACTGCGGCGAATCGGCTGTTTACTTTGAAGGCCGGTGTGCAGCTGGTGAACGAAGCGGGGGTTTTGGCCAGTAATATGGTCGCGCCATTCACTCCCCTTATGGCAAACGTTTCCAAAGAGCCTCCTTGTCTGCAGGCGGCCGCTGAGATAAACCGCAATCGCCGTTTGCCGGCAGATGCGGGTTTACTGATCAGCAACCACGGGCGCGGCGCCCAAGGGATTCGGAGCCTAAACAAAGGGACTATCCCCTACGAAAACAGCCTGACCGCGATTCGCGAGGCGAAAGCTGAGTGTGACCGCAAGGGCTTGCCTTATTCCGTTCCATGCATCAGCTGGAATCAGGGGCAGCATGACGGAGGGATGGCAGAGGGGGTTTATTACGCGCTGCTTGTTCAGCTCCAGCTTGACTATGAGGCTGACATTCAAGCGATCACCGGCCAAACGGGACGTATCCCGATGGTTATCACACAGATGAGCAACTGGACGGCGCCGGTCTACAAACGTGCTTTTAGCTACATTCCTCACGAACAGTACCAGGTATCGATTGATTACCCGGATCGCTTCGTTGTTTCCGGCCCGCAATACTGGTTGCCGAGCAACAATGACGGGATTCACCTTCCTGCGAACTCCTACAGCCGTGATGGCATTGCGTTATCCGGTGCGATAGGCGCGCTGATTAATGGCGAAAAGTGGCTTCCAACATCCTGTTATTCAGCTGTTCGCAAAGGAAAGGTAGTCACGCTTCGTTTCAATGTGCCTCATGGCCCGCTGGCCATCGACACGCTGAACGTAACCGATCCGGGAAATCTCGGCATTCGCTGGATCGACAGCACCTCAAGCGTGAGCGTAACCAGCGTGGAGCTGGACGGATATGACGCGTTACGCGTAACGCTGAGTGACGAGCCTACGGGCGCGTCCCCAATGATCGGAATTGCAGACATCGGGATAGCTGGCAACCGGGCTGGCCCTGATACCGGCCCACGAACTTGCATCAGAGACAGTGCCCCGAACCTAGATGCGTTCGGCGTACCTGTTTACAACTGGGCGTGCCATCAGCGCATTGCCGTAACTTCTGTTTAATAGAGAGAATCTTATGACCATCCGTGGCCAGCAAATTGTTTTGCCTATTCAAGCCCCTAATGCACCTGGTGCTGTGAAACTCAATATATCCCCGGCTGACCGAATCGTTACCGGTATGTCGTTCATTCATCGAGCCATGCAGCCCAAGAGCTTAACCGCGCTGAGTGGCGGTGGCGTGTCGGGTTACTGTCGGGCAAGCGGGGAACCGCTCATTCAAAAAGGCGCTGATCCATCCGTTCTAAAGCTCGAGATTGTGGGCGGTAAGCCTGCGCTGGCATTCAGCAATTACTTCGGCGTTGGCTCTCTGGCTTTTCAGCCTGGCAGTGCCTCGAAGTCGTACACGCAAGTTATTGTGGTCAACGTATCTGACCCGACTGATCGGGTTAATTTTTTGTTCTCGTACACCGACGAAACCCCTATAGCATCAGTGCTGCGCTATGACATTACGAGCGATTCTCCTGATGCTAAAAAGTTTATCGCGTATGGCAGCAGCAATAACCCGGCGCATGCTGCGGCTGATCGCCCGGCGGGTACTTGGGCGGTCCTGGTGGTTGATTATGACGACGTGACCCGTAAGGTCTCCATTGCGGTCAACCAAGTCGATACGTTCGCCGAGCAAATCAAATCGGTTAATCACCCGGTCGAGGCTGAAAGTTATTTTGAAGTGGGCTACCACGGCAGTTCTAACGGCTTGCGGGATGCAAAGGTGGGTGACCTGTACGTCTTTAATCAGTCACTTCGAAACAGTCCTGCTTCGATGGCAAAGCTGTCGCAGCTGGTTGCGGCATTAAAGACGGAATATGGAATCGTCTAATCAGGTGTAGGGATTGAATAGGCCGCTTTGAGCGGTTTTTTTGTGCCTGTAAGTTCATGGCCCGACAAGCTCGGGTTTACTTTTGTCTACCCCCTAACGCCGGCCAAGATGCCGGCGTTTTAGCATCTGGAGTTTGACTATGCCAAGAACTAAGGAACAACCGAGTATCGGCCGCAATCTACTGGCGTTCCTCGATGTGCTCGCCTGGTCGGAGCTGGGGAGCGATTACCTGAAACGCTCGGACGATGGCTACAACGTCATCGTGACGGGTATCGATGGCAAGCTTGAGTTATTCGATGACTACGCAACGCATCCATTTTCTGGGGGGCGGAAGTCGAAGTTGATCAACAGCAAAGGACTGACCTCCAATGCTTCGGGCCGCTACCAGCAAATGCTCAAGGATTGGCCACACTATCGCGATCTTCTGAAGCTTCCAGACTTTGGGCCTGTCAGCCAGGACAGGCTTGCCATCCAGCACATTCGAGAGTGCCGAGCTCTTCCTGATGTCATTGCGGGTCGAGTTGAGGTCGCTGTCGATAAGTGCCGAAACATCTGGGCGAGCCTTCCTGGTGCTGGGTACGGGCAGCGTGAACACCGGATGCAGGATCTTGTTGTGCAGTTCGAGCGAGCGTTGAAGGTGTTGGCGTGATAGCTGTGCTCAGGCAGGTGCCAGTTTGGGTGTGGGCATTGATTGCTCTGCTAGCTGGCCTGGCCTACCAGACCTTTCAGGTAACGGATGTTCGCGCGGATTACGCCAGTTACAGGTCAGATACGGCCACGGCTGCTGCAAACGCGAGCGAGGATGCCCGGTTAACCGAGCAGAAACTCCGACGAAACATCGACCAGGTGCGCGCCAATGCGGTGGATCAAAAACAGAAAGATGATGCTCTTGCTGCTCTGCAGCGCGCTGACCATCACAGCGTGCGCGATCAAACCCGAAGGCTACTTGCCGACAAGGCCGATCTCAATACCCGCCTTGCCGAGCGAGGCAAGACAATCAACGACCTTGTTGATCTGCTCGCCGAGCTGCGATCAGAGGCTGATGGATATGCGGGAGAGTTGGCGGCAGCGCTTACAGAAAGTCGTCGGGCCGGGTTCGCCTGCGAGCGATCCTATGATGCCGTAACGATGCCGCCTTGAAGGGGTTGTAGGAGTGTGTGAGGCGGAGTGGTGATATGGCGAGATGAGTATTTATTGCGCCCGCGTCATTATGAGCTAACGTCAGGCCATTGAAATAGAGCCTTGCACAAGGAAGAGCAATGGATCAGCAATTAATTTGGATGTCAGTGTTGATGATTTCACTCTGGATCACGGCTTTTTCATTGACCGTGTACGCACTGGCTGAATAGTCAAAAAGAAAAGCCCCGGAGTTTTGCGGCTCTAGGGCTTCTATTTTCGCCTCAATCCCTTAATGTCTGCCGGACGTGGCACAGAGATTACCCGCGATGTGCAGACGAATCACTGCTGCAAAAGATAGATTGTATTCGGTCTTCGGCTCAAAAAGATTTATTGTCCTAAATAGCATTCGGTGGTGCAGGAAAAGCAGCGCGTTGCTGTCAATTACGATAAAAAGATGAGTAAGGAATCTAAATGCCTGATAACGCTATACGCCTAACGATTTTGATCAGTTCTGAAACTAAAGATAAACTCGAAGAGCTCGCTCAGAAGTCTGACCTAACTGTCTCGCAAATACTTCGGAAGCTCTTAAAAAATCATTTAAAAGATTTTGATGCTCTAGCCGACAAGCCAGATGCTTCAGGACGGGAAGACTCTACAGTTCATTCTGGAGCCCGAACCTAGGTAAGCGAGTGAAGGGCTGCACATAACGCCGCTTATGTAAAACAGGCTACCTACACTCAAGACGAGTGTGGGGACCATTTTTGTTGATACGGAACCACACTCCACTACACTAGTAGGCTATTCCCCAGGCTCCTGGTTTGACGCTGTACCGGCCACTGACTTTGAACAGGACACCCTCGCCATGCCGCTACCCGCCACACCCTATTATGAGCGCCGTCTGCGCGACCTGCGCACGCTATCCTCTGCTACCGCGGCACTGGCCGAGCGCATCGCCTTGGACCTGCAGCTGCAAATGCTGGCCACCTCGACCGAGACGTTGGAGGCGCAGTTAATGGATCACCTGCAGGAAGTGGCTGAGGAACAGACACGCTGTGTGACTCGACTCTGGGATTGGTTAAACGCCGTGGTCGATGCCGGAGCGCTGACGCCACCACAGGCAGCAGCGTTTGCTTGTGAAGCCGCCGCCTTGGGCGGTCCTTCTGGCGTACTGCCAAGATGATCGGCGACGGGCCTTCACGAAGGCGTGGTGGAGAAGCTAGAAGTGTTCCCTTTCAAGCAAGGCCTTCTAATGTGAAATTAGGTGGACGGATGAAATGCGATCAAACAAGCGGCTTAATTAATTCGGGCCCTTGGTTTTTCACATTGCCCACTATCTTGCTTACGGGGAACCACTCAAAATCTTCAGTCAGCTGGCAGCACTCCATGGCCAGCACTTCCGCACGTATATGCTCGACATCGTACTTTATCCATTCACGAGCCTGCTCTGGTTTGAAAACCAAGGGACGCCGATCGTGAATATCCACCATCCCCTGATCACTGGCAGCAGTGATAATCACAAACCCATCCCCTTCATGAGGCTCCAGCCCAGTGTCAACCTCGGCCAACGCCGCGAAGAACATCGGCGCCTGAGTTTTCAGGCGAATGAAGTAGGGCTGTTTCTTCTTAGGATCATCCGTATCTTTGACCCACTCATACCATCCGTCAGCCATGACCAAGGCGCGGCCATTGGGCCATAGTTGCTTGAAAAACTTCCCGGTTGTGACTGTTTCTACTCTGGCGTTGATGGGGTCAGGGCGTTTGCCCTTTGCCCAGAACGGCGCCCAGCCCCAGTGAACGGGATCAATACTTAGTCCATCATCTACGCCGTGAATAATGCTGACGCGCGTGCCAGGAGCGACGTTGTAGCGACTTATGGGTTGATTGTCATACCCGCTCACGACAAGCCTGTCAGGCGCCAATACCTCCAGATAATCAGATATGCCCTGAGACTGCACAAATCGTCCGCACATCGTGGTGACCTCTTGCAAAGAGAACGCTTTGCAAAGCGTAGCTTGAAGTGCTCGGGATGTTCCTCTCGTCGAAAATCCCCACAGACAAATTGACCAAAATCCCCTACCGCAGTTAACTGTATGTACATACAGTTAACTTAAGGCGTGCGTCATGAGCTTCACTTCTCTGGGTCAAATTGCTGAAGGAGGCATTCGCCTGCCTCTTTGCTCCTTTAAGGTTCCAGCCGGTTTTCCATCGCCGGCAGCTGACCATATGGAAAACCCTATTTCGCTTGACGAGTTGCTGAGTGTTCGAGCGCCGAGCGTTTACCTGGTGTCCATAGATGGCGATCGCATGATAGGGGCCGGGATATTTTCAGGTGACCTGGCTGTGGTGGATCGGGCTATAGAGCCGGCTCACGACCATGTAGTGGTGGCGTTGCTCAATAACGATCCGCTTTGCAAGCGACTCTGTATACGCGGGAAGCAAATCATCCTCAAATCAGAAAACCCTCGTTACCCTGACCGTTACATCATGGAGGGAGATGAGTTTTCCGTATGGGGAGTTATCACGTACACCGTACGAAGTCATGGGCGCTAAAAATTTGATAACAAAGCACGTTGGCAGAACGCCGAGGAGGGGAGGGAATCAGTTCCTATGCTAAAGGTATGACCCTTATAGGATGCGGGTTGTAGAGGTGCTAAAAGTTATAAGTTTCGGAAGTGAAACACGGCTGTATGCCGCAGCCCGCTGTGATCTTCATATCGGTCTTGAAACCGTAGGCGGTTACTGGCCGATTGCAGCCAGTTACGATGGGTTGCTGTCGACACTTGGCTTACGTTGCCCAAGGGCAGCTATCGGCCAAAAGCAGTCAGGCTTGATGGGCAGAGAACAGCCAATAGTAGCCTGTCGCGAAGGACTACATGGTGCTGGCGGCAGCCCAATGAGCTTGCAAGGTGTCTAGTGAATCTAGGGCTATTCACATTGCTATCGGATCCAATTATTTGCTAACCTCGCTTTCGGCTTACGGGCAGATTTTGGATCGCGCATCGCGATCAGTGAAAAAACGGTCCGAAAGGATTGCCCTTGGTGGAGACTTGTCGATTCTCTACGTTCCTGGCGGTGCCTAGGAGTGCCCGTAAGCCGTTTAACTTTCTGAACATTAGTAGACGATGATAAAAATAAGTGCTCTACGTGCAATAAAGACTAAGCCAGAGCTTGCATTGCTCATGGGGATTCATGCATCGCACCTCACTAATGTTCTATACAGGATGAGGCCTGAAAGTCAGTATAAGAGCTTTACGATAGCCAAAAAGAGTGGTGGTATTCGTACTATACATGCTCCTTCTGACGAGCTTAAATCTATACAGGCCGCCCTATCCCTTTTGCTGCAAGATTGCATCCAAGAGATCAATGAGTCCAAAGGGGATAAATTCAAGTCGAAGTTGTCGCATGGTTTTGTTCGAGATCGGTCGATTCTTACAAATGCGGTCATGCATTTGAACCAGAAAAATGTTTTGAATATTGACCTGAAAGAATTTTTTGAAAGTTTTAATTTTGGTCGCGTGCGAGGTTTTTTTATCGCAAACAAAAACTTTCAGTTAGACCCAGCAGTGGCCACTGTAATCGCGCAAATTGCATGCTATGAGAATAAACTACCCCAAGGTAGCCCGTGCTCTCCTGTCATAACAAATTTAATCACACACTCGCTTGATATCAGACTGGCTTCTCTGGCCAAAGAAAATTCCTGTACCTATAGCAGATATGCTGACGATATAACGATCTCCACCAGGAAGAAGGAGTTTCCCTCTAGTTTGATGGCAGAGGAGCAGCAAGAGTACATTCCTGGCAAAAGGTTGCAGGCTGAAATTAAACGAGCTGGATTCGAGATCAATAGTTCAAAGACGAGAATTCAATATAAAGATTCACGTCAAGATGTTACTGGGCTGGTTGTTAACAAAAAACCAGCAGTTAAAAGCGAGTACTGGAGAACTGTCAAGTCGCAGTGTCATTCATTATTTCAGACTGGGGCTTTTACGGAGAATACATCCGGAACTCCCAAAGAAGGTAATATTTTTGTCCTTGAGGGGCGGCTGAACTTTATAGATCAAATTGATTTGTTTAATCGAAAGAGAAATAAGACAGCGCTAGCTCTTGATCATGATTCTTCTCAAAAAAAATCTAACACTCGAAGATTGTTAAGTGGTCGAGAACGAACATTCAGCAGATTTTTGTACTACAAGCTATTCTATGGCAACGATAAGCCAACAATTATTTGTGAAGGTAAAACCGACAACGTATATCTTAAGTCAGCCATAGGTCGGTTAGCAGGTGGTTATCCTAAACTAGTGAAGCCAAAGTCTGGGAATGATCCATGCGAGCTACTAGTGAGGTTTCTTAATTATACAGAACGCAGCAGATTCTTGCTTGAGTTGTCAGGTGGCACGCCATATCTAAAAGAGTTTGTTTTAGGTTTTGATGATCACTTCAAATACTACAAAGCCCCAGCTCCAGCGCAGCCAGTCATTCTCATACTTGACAATGATGATGGGTTTGGGAGAGTTGAAGGAGTGTTGAAGGGAAAAAAATACAGCCCCACTGTTTTTCCCTCAACGCCAGCGGCCAGCGATTTCAGAAAAGCGGAATTTATTCATGTGGTCCATAACTTATATATCGTGCTGACGCCATTAAAGGCGAAAGGAGAGCATACTTCAATCGAGGATCTCTTCCCGCAGGCTGTCAGGGACATAAAGCTAGGTGGCAAACAGTTTAATAAAGAGAATGAAATTGATATTGCCACTGAGTATGGTAAGGAGTTCTTTGCGAGTAAAGTTGTTGTACCGAATAAAAATTCTATTGATTTCTCGGGTTTCAATATTATTCTGACTAGGGTGGTGCAGTGTATTGAACACTTCGCTACTGTTACTCTCTCGAAGCCTTAATTGGCCTCTGGCTCTATTGATGTAATTCGCCCCCGCCACGCCTCACGCAGTCCTGTGGAAGGGCTAAAGCCATGTATGAAACGCATTCCGCAATAGCTTTTGGCTACACAATTGTAGGTTCAGAACGACAACCACCGACCGGTCTCTGCTGAATCCGAAGGACCGCTATGGGTCGGTAGCCGCCTTTGGTGAACGGCCGCTTATGGCCCAGAGTGTGTAAAAACGCTTCGCCAAAATTGAAGTGAGCGCGTCTGCGTTAAATCTGAAATTTATCAGCACATCAGAAGATGTGGCTTTCGCGTAGAAGCGCAATTTCCAGTCCATTTTTGAGTACCTGTTGCGCTCAAAAACGTTTTACACACCCTCGGTGCTAGGCGGCAAGGCAATCCCAGGGGCTTGCAGTCCTGCTCTCTGAAGCAAGCAGTGCAGTCACAAGGAAGCGCCGCAACATCGACCGCATATCATCATGGGTAGTGGATAAAAGCTGTAGCAAAATACAGCGCTAAGTTATTGATTCTTATAGGGTTGTTATCCTTGTTTTGCACAATCCAAATCTCCTGTAAATTCTATATATTTCAATAGCTTACGATTGTTCAACGGTCAACCTTGACATGGTGGGGGTCGTTGGTTCGAGTCCAATCGCGCCTACCAAACAAAATCCGCTCTGCTGGGCGGTCTAGAAGGGCTCACCGAAAGGTGGGCCCTTTTTTGTTGCCTGCGATTTGCAAAACCCCCACCTCCAGATACTCGATACCTTTCTCTGTGTGCCCATCCTGATAGTGTTTGGTCATCTTCGCGCCCGCATGGCCCATCAGCGCCTGGATGTATTCCTGCGGGAAATTCTGCTGCTCATTTAGCCATGCGCCCAAAGCGCGGATCTCGTGAAAGGTGGGTCGTTCGGTGGCCGGAATATGGTCATAAGAATGCGCAGCGTCCCGGGCCTTGCTGAACTCGTTGCTCAGATAGTTCGGAGTGACCGAGGTGCAGTGATCCTTGGCGTCTATCTGCTCGCGCCTTCTCGCCTTGGGCCTGTAATGGATCAGGTAGGGCGAAGCCACGGGGGGAGGGCAAACATTCGCTTACAACCTCTCGATCGTCGCTCTGTCGGCCAAGGCAGTTCGTGACTTATAAATCGTAATAAAAGGCTCTAGAACGGGCATCTTGCGTGATGTCATCTTGACATCTATGGTTCCTTTGGCATCATCGATACCTTCGATAGCGCTCCATGGATGTGTAGTTTTATGACCGTGTTCAAAATGACTTTTCTGGCTTCCTCGTTTGCCCTGCTCGCAGCTTGCGGTGGCAGTGACAAAATTGACGGCTCCACAGAAGCCAAGTTTGCAGCCTCGATGACTTCCATCAGTCAAAATATTGATATTGCAAAAAAGGACGAGTTTGATCGTTCTCTTTCAGTGGTGCGGGCGTCTTACGGAAGTGACCGTGCAGGCATGGCTAAGGCTTTGGATGGTAAAGATGCTGATGCTGTCATTGCCCTATCCGCCGCAATAAGCAAAGCACAGGCTGAAAAAGAGCTGGCGGAAGCTAAAGTAGCTCAGGCGAAACATCTCGCACAAGCCAGAGTGGAACTGGCCGAACATAAGCAGAAATTAGAGGAACTGAAAGCCCATCGCCTCGCTACTGGTGAGAATGGTGGTGAACCGTCGAAACTGGAACTGATGATCATCGATTACATGCCCGCCCGAGAAAAGGCAGTGAGCAATTTAGAAAAAATGACCCCAGAACAATATAAATCTGCCGATAAAAATGGAATAGGCTATATGGAACTTCCATAA